TTCTACTTTAATTACTTTGACACCGAAGCCCTCACTGTCCTGAGCTTCTGCCAGAGTGATTAGATCTTCTCTTGCACGATCTAGCTCAGCCTTAGCATTTGTGTAGATTGCGTTTGCAGATTTCCAAACATCAGCGGCATCCTTAAACTCAGCATCGTCACGCTCAAGAACTCCATCACCTTTCATTGCTCCACTTTTCAACAACGCCCAAAAAACTTTCCACTGTTCAATCAATTCGGCAATGGACTTGTCACATCGTGCGACTTCTAATGTAACGTGTTCATCGTGATCCGAAGCATACACAAACAGTTTTGTTGTCGTGGCTCCACTGCACAGCATCTGCTGCTGCATCTGCCAGAAATAATTCTCTGGAACTTCACCGCTCTCAGTGAGCTTCCAAGTTTTGCTTTTCTTCTGCTGCATCGGGCATTTGATTTCAAGATTGTGAGTCTCTTCATCATCGAATGAGTGCGACTGACCATCTAATGACGCGCTGAACGGGATACCATCCACCATTTCTGTCATGACAATGGGGGAGTAGATCTCACTGAAAGTTTTTTGAGCAACCGCGAGTGCACGATCCTCCCAAGCATGTCCATGCCGAGTGGCTGGATTCTCTTGAAAGGGGATACCTTTGCCGCGATAAAAATCTAACAAAGAGTCCCATGTGTCAGGCTTAAAAGGGTGACAGCCCATGATGATGGCGGCACTTGACGCATTCGCATGAGCGCGTCTGTGATCCATCCACTGTTCAGTGTTTTGCTCTAGATTAATTTGCGCTGGCATTGGTCTGCTCCTTGAACTTTGTGATCACACCATTAAGTTTTGCGTTGATTGTGATCAGGCTAGTTGCATCAATCTCAGTGAGTGCACCCACCTTTGCAAAGTTCAAAACTTTTTCTATCGGAGTTCCAGCTTGCTTTGCCAACTTGATGATCCCTTGCACTTCATGTTCTGATATCGTGCTAACTGGAACCTCTACAACTGGAACCTCTACAACTGGAACAACTTCACGCTCAGGTATGTTCGACAACTGAGCGTCACGTTCTTCTTGCTCTTGACGCTGTTGCTCTTGGACATACTTGTTGTCGTCCCAGAGGCCCAGAAATACATCAGCATTGAATCCAAGAACACTAAGCCCTTTAGTCAACGCATCAGTGGTAGCTTTCTTGAAAATGTCAGAGTTGGCCATGCCCGCCTTTCGTATTGATCTAGCATCAGTACCAGCCACGGGTTCGATAGCGCAACCGCCCTCTGAGTAAAATTCAGAACGCTGACCATCAATGATTGCCCACATTTTCAACTGGCAACGCAGCATGCCAAAAATTTCTTCATAAGTAGGCTCGTACCCCCACCCCAAACCCATCGGCCCGAATTGTTCAGTGGCTGCCATCACTTGGCTGTGAGCGTTGATGGACTTAAACTTTCTGCCAAGGTTCACACCTTTAAGTGTTTCGCTTTTACTCGTCTGGACTTTGTTCCAGAGGGAAAGGTTATCTTGTACTTTCGTTTTTGATTTTGATTTAACTTCTTCTTTTGCTTTGGTTGTCATGATGATCTCCCATCAGATTATTTATCTATATGTGCATTAGTTGCACACAACAATAATTTATCACAAGTGGGATAGTGCGTCAATCGCACGCTTTAATTTTTTGTGTTAATTTCAGGCACAAAAAAAAGGAGCCGTAGCTCCCCGATTTATCTTTTGAATTTATTATTGAGAAAATTTTAACTAAACATTTTTAATGTGATTACTAATCACAACTAAATTTGTCATTGCCTCAATAATAGATTCAATTTTTTTTCTATCTTCTTCATCTAGCATTTGTATTTCGACTGCCAGTGTTAGAGCTTTTCTGCTCACACCTTGAGCGCTTTTTGTTTTTAGATCCATGTTGTAGGGTATCCCTACTACTTGTCCTATCCGAGATCAAGTAGTAGTAGTAATTTGAAATGGACTTACCCAAGAGTAAGCGTAAATACTTCAAACCTACAATGATATCGTTAGGGCCGTTTGGCCCTTGCTTGTTTAGATTATTGCCGAAGTTTGTTTGCAAATCCTCAAAAAATTGTTCGAGCAATCCAAACGCAGGGGCGGTGTCAGCCATCCTATCGGTGTGAATCAGATGCCAATCATATTCATCTTGAGTCATCCAGAATAACTTTGGACTTCGATTGCTGTTTGTTAATAAAACATTTTGCACAGTGCTTATCCTTTGCTTGTCTAGCTTTGACTAATTTGCTGCTAGCTTTTAGGACTATTCAAACTAACGGAAGTGTGCGTGATAAGCAACACTTATTGCACGATAAATAAAACTAATTTAGAATTTTATTGATTAGACTTATTGGACAGTGAATTAACCATTGATTTGATTAGTGTTTGTTGCTCGTCACTGAGCGAATCAATTTTATTGGCCAGTTCTATCGTAGTGTCTGAGACTTCTTTGGAGGTTTTGAACAGCGAAGACACAGGCACACCTAATAATTCAGCTATATCAAATACGCGATTAGCACTGATCTTAACAGTCCCAAGTTCTATCTTCGCAAGCGAACTTCGATCAATACCTAAGCCTTCCGATATCGTCTTTTGAGAAATCTTCTTCTCTTTTCTGATGCGCCTGATCTCAGATGCTAAAAATTCTGTTTGCCCGTTGTCCATTATTTAAATCTCATGTATGTATGTACAGTAGTGCATCTCTTTCACGAATGCCAGAGTATTGTATTACATATTGAGAACAAATGTTCAACTTAAATTGATCAATGTTTCTTACTAATTGAATAATTGTGCAGAGTTTTCTGCATAAATAATAATCTGTGTCAAGATATAAAGTGTATCTAAAGCACACAATTAATATTGACAAGTGTGCTTCACAAGCACACAATAGATTTAATCCCTCCGCAAGAAATGAACACAATGAACAATATCTCATCTCCACTCCGCAAGATTAGGCGCGAACAAGGCCTGTCTCTTAAAGAAGTATCCAACTCTGTCGGCACAACACACAGTCACCTGAGCAGAATAGAACGGGGAGACACAACAACCAGAGAATTGGCTAGCAAACTAAGCAATTTCTTCGATCAGAATATTTCTGAGATGGAAATACTGTACCCAGAAAGATTCACACAAGAATAAGAAAGGAAGACGCTATGGTGAACAGTAGTGAATATTACAAGTGGAGAAGGTCGATATTAGAATCCAATTTGCCGCCTCTCACACGACTACTTTTGCTTTCAATGTCTGATCGCATGAAAGATGGCAGTTGTCACCCGTCCTTGAATCGCTTATCGCAAGACACGGGCATGTCTAAATCATCTGTTGCTCGACAATTGAAAGTAGCTGAGAGTCACCAATTCATAACTGTTAAAAAAGACCGCTCACCTACTGGCTCATGGTCATATAACACCTACACAGCTAGACACTTAAGTTCCTCGGAACGTGAGTCTCTGATTGAAAAATTAAAGTCGGTCAGCCTAGTATCACAGGGGGACAACCTAGTCCCAGAGGGGGACTACCCTAGTCCCACACAGACACCTACCCTAGTCCCAGTGGGGGTCTCTAACAATCATAAAGAAAATACACAGTTAACAGTCGAAGAAAAAATAGAACCTCCTGTCGGAGCAGTGGTATCAAAGAAGAGAGGGAAAACTTGGCGGTGGGGGGCAGAGGATGACCTTCGTATGTCGCAATATTTATTTAAAAAAATGAGAGTCTTAGACAAGAACTTACCCAAGCCAGATTTCGCGGAGTGGTCTGACCATATCAGATTACTACGCACTGCCGATGGGCGACCAGTGGGCGAGATCAAAAGAGTATTTGATTGGGCTAACCAAGATAGTTTCTGGCAAGGACAAACAACAACACCAAAACAACTTAGAAAACATTTCAACCAAATTTTAATTAAGAGTAATAGCCAGCCGTCATTAAATCGTGGGCGGTCTAGGTCAGGAGTCGCACTATGAAATCATTTTTAGATCACGGAATCATCGTACCATCATCAGCAAGCGGTGAGATCAACCTCGTTTGCCCTGAGTGCTCACCCATGCGTAAGAAATCTAAAGACAAATGCTTAAGCTTGAATGTCGATAAGGCGGTATGGAATTGCAACCATTGTGGATGGTGCGGAGGATTGAATGATACTAAGTCTGATTTTGTGGAGCATAAGAAAACTTACACTCTGCCAACGTATTCAAACAAAACAGATCTACCAGAGCCAGTGCTTAAGTATTTTGCTGAGCGCGGCATTGATGACCTTGATGTGTTGATACGCAATAAGATTGGTTATGGCATGAAGTTTATGCCGCAAGATGCGAAAGAAATGAACACGATTCAGTTTCCTTACCTTCGGGGAGGTGAAGTCGTAAACATAAAGTACCGCACTAAATCCAAGCATTTTTGTATGGTGTCTAAAGCGGAGAGAATCTTATACGGGATGGATGATATTAATTCTGAGATGACAATCATTGTCGAAGGCGAAATGGATAAGCTGGCATTTGAGATGGCAGGATATGAGAACGTGGTGTCTGTTCCCGATGGTGCTCCCTCCGTTAACTCAGCGTCTTACTCCTCAAAGTTTGATTTTCTTGGGGATGAAGTACTCGACAAAGTAAAAAGATTTGTTTTGGCAGTTGATGGTGATGCGGCTGGTAAGCGGCTTGAAGATGAAATGAGCCGTAGGCTTGGTGTTGAAAGGTGTGCGCGTGTCGTATGGCCAGAGGAATGCAAAGATGCCAATGAGTCTTTAGTCATGTACGGAAAGCCCATGCTTGTTGAATTAATCAATGGGGCATTGGACTTCCCCGTGGCAGGGATCTTTGAAGTCGCTGACGTGGTGGACAAACTAGACCGCTTATATAACGAAGGATTTGAGAGGGGTCTATCAACGGGTTGGAAAGAGGTAGACAAACATTACACAGTCAGAACAGGAGAGTGGACGCTCATCACAGGTATGCCGGGACATGGTAAATCTAATTTCTTAGACGCGCTCATGGTCAATCTTGCAAGGGAACATCAATGGCGCTTTTGTATCTGCTCACCTGAGAACCAGCCTGTTGAAAGGCACATGGCAGGTTTGATTGAGAAGAAGTCAGGCAAGTCGATTCAGATCAAGCATCAGCATCGTATCTCTGAAGATAGTTATAAAGATTCCAAGAAATGGCTGAACCATTACTTCTCTTTTGTCATGCCCGAAGTTCCTACGGTGAAAGAAGTACTAAGGCTCATGCGTGTGCAAGTGAAACGCAGGGGCGTGCAAGGCATTGTCATTGATCCTTGGAATGAAATCGAACATTCAAAACCAGCAGGGGTATCTGAAACAGAATATATATCCAAAGCATTGTCTGAGTTTAGAAACTTTGCACGCAATAACAAAGTTCACTTATGGATC